GCGGCCCCCCGTCCCAGAAAATCGCTAGTGTTAGACCCCAAATGGGGTTTCCCTTTCTCAGATCCCAGTAGCCGCAAGGGGTTTCAAAACAGTGCCTTGGCGTAGTACCTGACTGAGAAACAAAACGCCGCAAGTACCTAAACGGATAAAGAAGCCTAGTTGCGCAACCGTTGCGCTTTCTGGCAAACTCCTGGCTAACGTCAATCTGAAACCCGGCAGACGGAATGAGCTCACGCATTAAGCCAGCGATGGCATCCCGAATAGAAATCTGGCCGATAGAAAAACTGATTCCTTACGAGCGAAACGCAAGAACGCATAGCCCAGAACAGGTCAAGCAGTTAGCAGCATCGATCGTTGAATTCGGCTTCACAAATCCAATTCTTGTAGACACAGATCAAGGAGTGATCGCAGGACATGGTCGGCTTGAAGCCGCGCGCGACCTAGCACTTGAAGAAGTCCCTGTCGTAGTTCTGGATCACCTGACGCCTAAACAAAAAAAGGCTTACATCATTGCTGATAACAAGCTGGCCCTGAACGCAGGCTGGGACATGAGCTTGTTGCGTGAGGAGATGGTCGGTCTGAGCCTTGCTGATTTTGATTTGTCGCTAATCGGTTTTAACGACAAAGAGGTGGCCGATCTTTTAGATCCTGAAGGAATCGATGAAGGGGAGTCACCTGACGACTTTGATGAAATCGATGACGACATAGAGACTGAATACAAGTGCCCTTCCTGCGGTTACGAATGGAGTGGCAAGCCGAAATGAAAAAGCCTCTATACAAAGTTCCGTCGATGGCGGAAATCGAAGCATTGCCGTGGAACGGGTTTAAAGTCGCATCGACTTTTAGCGGCGGCGGTGGGTCATGCCTTGGCTATCGCATGGCGGGCTACCGAGTTGTCTACGCAAATGAATTCATTCCAGAAGCGCAAACGACATACAAGAACAACCACCCGAACAGTTTTCTTGACACTCGGGACATCAGACGAGTTCAAGCTGAAGACGTTTTGAACAAGGCTTGTGTTGATGTTGGGGAGCTAGATATTTTTGACGGATCCCCCCCTTGTTCTGCATTTTCAACCGCTGGAAAACGCGAACGCGGCTGGGGCGAAGTGAAAAAGTATTCGGACAGCGAACAGCGTGTAGATGACTTGTTTTACGAATACGTGCGACTACTGCGAGGCATTCAGCCAAAAGTGTTTGTAGCTGAAAACGTGACAGGTCTGGTGAAGGGCACCGCAAAGGGATACTTCAAGCGGATCATGGCAGCACTTCGTGAGTGCGGTTACACCGTTTCTTGTAAGATCCTCGACTCTCAGTGGCTTGGCGTTCCGCAAAAACGACAGCGAACTATTTTTGTCGGCGTTCGAAACGATCTAAAAAAAGAACCTGTTCACCCGACCCCTTTGCCATATCGCTACTCGATTGAAGACGCGTTGCAGAATGTTTCTGCGCCTGGTGAAAACGAATGGCGAACTCTGGCAGCAGATACAAAGACAGCAAAATATTGGCGCGAAACAATACCGGGTCACAACTTTGCTGATGCCTGTATGAGAGACGTTGGCAAAGGAAGTTTTTTTAACATGACCAAGCTCGACCCTATGAAGACAGCGCCAACGATCACAGCCACCTGTCAGCAGTTTCATTGGGCTGAGTTTCGTTATCTGACCATTCCAGAACTGAAACGGGTTAGCGGTTTCCCTGATGATTTTTTGCTGACGGGTGAATTTTTACAGCGTTGGGAACGATGCGGTAGAGCGGTGCCTCCACTAATGATGTGCGAAGTCGCTAAAGCAATTGAGACAGGAGTCTTGCGATGTGCGGCATAGCTGGAACGTATGGCGGCAACGAAACGCAGGTCGCAGCAATGCTGGATCGTATCGAGCACCGTGGGCCAGATGGCCGCGGCCTCTATACACACGGCAAAGCGGTTCACGGGCATGTGCGATTAGCTCTCGTCGATCTGACTGAAGGATCTGCGCAGCCATTCAAAAGAAACGGCTCAACCCTTTCATTTAATGGTGAGATCTGGAACTACAAAGAACTAAAGCAAGGCAGTGACCAACACTTTTCCACGACAGGAGATACAGAAGTGTTAGCCGATCAACTGGACAGGTTAGGGCTTGTTTGCTTACCGTTTCTCGACGGAATGTTTGCATTTGCATGGAGCAGTGCTGACGGAGAACATTGGCTAGTTAGAGATAGTTTTGGCAAAATCCCGCTGTATGTAGCCAAGACTCCGACTGGTTACTTCTGGGCTTCAGAACGAAAAGCTTTTCCTAGAGGCTTGAAACCGATTGCTGTTCCACCTGGCCATGCGTTCAATTTAGTTACAGGTGAATGGATCAAGTGGTATCACCTGCCAGCTCATAGACCTACTAATGCTTCAGATGTTTTAGATCTGCTGCGCGACGGCGTTAACAAACGTCTTGCTGCTGATGCTCCTGTTTGCTGTCTGATTTCTGGAGGGTTAGACAGCAGCATCATTCTTGCTTTAGCTCAGCAGCGATCAAAAAACGTCACAGCTTTCACTGCTCGTTTTGATTCTGATGCTGACGATCTGAAATCGGCTAGGCGGCTGTGTAGTGACTTAGGGATCCGTTTGATTGAAGTGCCAGTCGAAATATCGACAGCACTAAGGCAAGAAGCGATTCATTCGATTGAGATAGCGAGCAAGGCACAGATCGAAATTGCGATGCTGTGCCTACCGCTTGCGCGACGCATATATGCCGAAGGTTTCCGCGCATGTTTATCTGGCGAAGCTGCTGATGAACTCTTCGGTGGTTACGGGAACTTCTGCATCAAGGCATCAAAAATGAAAGGCAACGAGATCTTGCCTTTACGAAAAGAACAGCTGAGCAAAATGTCGCGTGGCAATTTTGTCCGCTGCAATAAAGCATTTATGGCGGCAGGCGTCGAGTGTCGTCTGCCGTTCATGGAGCAGGGGTTAGTGGAACGTGTAGTGAATTTGCTAAAGGAAGAATCGCCAACAGGCAAAGTTCTTTTGAAAAAAGCAGCAGCCCCGCTGCTCCCGCCTTGGATCATCAAACGTCAAAAAGACACTTTTCAAGGCGGCAGTGGGTTAGCTGCTGAGATGGCACGCCAAATAGCCAACCCTGTAATTGTTTACAACAACGAACTCCGCAAAGAGTTCGGCTACTTACCAAAGGACTAACCATGGACATCCCACGCGACTGGACTTTTGAAACCAAGTATTGCGCTGGCGAATTTGATCGCCATGTACGCGAACAGCTCCCCTGGTACGACTTAGCAACAGATGCGGTCACGCATATTGCCAGGCATTACATACCGATGGGGGGCAAGGTCTACGACATTGGATCTGCTACAGGCAACATCGGTCGTGCGCTTCAGCCGATTTTGCTCAACCGCAAAGCAGAGCTGATAGGGGTAGAGCCGTCTGAAGCAATGATCAAAAAATACGAAGGGCCAGGCACTGTTCACTGCGCTAAAGCAGAACACTTTGACTACGAAGAATTTGATTTAGCGGTTGTGTTTTTGACGCTGATGTTTGTCCCGCCGTGCCAACGCCGCATTTTGATGAACAAGCTGAAACATCGCTGCACACCTGGCGGCGCGATCATTGTGTTTGACAAGCTAATGCCAGAAGCTGGCTACATTCAAACGATCATGTCGCGTCTGACCCTGGCAGGGAAAATTGCAGCAGGCGTGGATGCGAAAGAAGTAATTGACAAAGAGCTAAGCCTTGGCGGAGTGCAGCGTCCGATCTGCCTTGAACAACTAGGTAGCGAGGCTTTCCTATGGTTTAAGTTCGGCGATTTCGCTGGTTGGATCATTGAAAAGAGTGCGAAGTGAAACGGTCTCAAGTGCAGTTGACATGGGCAGGGTTCGATGCGGCGATTGATTTAATTTCGGCGCAAACCACTCGGAGGACATGTTCTGGTGTTTATGGCCCGACATCCCCCGGCACAGTCATGGCAATTGCGCTTGCACATCGTCTTGATGTCCCACGTCTTACTGAACCAGAAAACAACATGCTCCTAGTTGACGCCTGGGGATGGAACAGGATGCTTGCTGAATTCAGTTACAACTATGAAGATGTTTCTGTCTGGGTCTGGGTAGACACGACCCCTTACTTCTACAACGCTGTTTGCCACATGGAAGGCGTGTCTTGTGTTTCGATGCCATGGCAAGACGCAGCGCACGAATGCCTCGAGTATTTCATCCCAGATTTTCATGACTGAACTTCCTGTTAACTCGCTGAATTTCGGCTTTCAATGGGAAGGCTTAAACATGGGCAGGTTTGCGCTTTTCATACGTTTGCAAGGTTGCCCCTCAAGTTGTTTTAACTGCCCGCATCAAACTGCTGCAGGTTCAGTGTCGTGCGAAATACCTGCTGAAGAAATTACAGTTGACCAGATGCTGCAAAAAAACGGTCAAGACAGCCGAGCTACTTATGCAGCGTTTAGTCCAGAACAACTAGCCCGCCTGATTTGGGACGTGCAGCCAGCGCCTTTTGATTTAGTAATCACTGGCGGCGAACCGGCAATGCACGATTTACTAGAACTAACAAGCATATTGATACACAATGACTACAACGTCATTTTGCAGACAGGTGGCGAGCTGCCTTTTGAAGTAAACAGCGGCACAGAAATAAGTGTTAGGCCTAGGACTCGTTTAGTTCTGCCAGGAGCACTTCACGAAGCTACTGAAGTCATTTTCATCATTAAGGATAAAAGCGACTTGGATTGGCTCGACATTTTATTGGAGCACGTTGACGACGACGAAACATCTGTCTTCCTGCAAGCAGGCGGTCGGGGTGCTACGCAGTTTTGCGCAAAGCAGGCGGCAGAACGTGGTTTTCGCCTGAGTTACGAGCCTGGTGAGTTTGCTTACCGATGACAAAATTTATTAAGCTCGCTGACTACGCAAAATTGGTCGGCAAAACGCCGCAAGCTGTTCGCAAAGCAATTAAAGATGGGCGAATTAAAGACGGCTACAAGCAAGGCCGTCGGGGTTATTTGATTGATGCTGAAGTCGCTAACCGCGAATGGGACAGCAACACAGATCAAAGTCAGCAGCGAAGCTCTGAAGTTATCCGCCAAGGGCAGGCTGCAAGTGCAGGTGTCGAACCGGCAGGGGGCGCGATCAACTACAGCAAAGCGCGTGCTGTGGGTGAAACGTATAAAGCTCGGCTGCTGGAACTGGAATACAGAGAAAAATCAAACCAACTGATCCCAGCTGATGATGCAAAGCTGGCGCAATTCAAAATTAGTCGGATATTTCGTGACGCCGTTCAAAACATCCCGGTTCGTGTGGTCAGCGAACTGGCAGCCATTGTGGGGGATATTTCTACGGAAAAACGCCACGAAATGATGCTCGTCATGCAGCGCGAGATCGACCGCTCACTAACTCAACTGGCAGAAGCAAATGGCACTGAATGACGCTTTTAAAGTTCTGTGGGAAGCATCTTGCGAAGGGATCCGTCCAGACCCGGTGCTTACTGTTTCGGAATGGGCAGACCAGCATCGAATGCTGAGTCAACGGGCATCAGCAGAACCTGGGGCGTGGCGAACTGATAGAACGCCTTACCTGAGACAGATTATGGATGACCTGTCAGCCACTAGCTCGATTGAAAAAGTGGTCTTTATGGCTGGGGCACAAATTGGGAAAACAGAGGGTGGCAACAACTGGATCGGCTACATCATCGACAACTGCCCAGCGCCAACACTTTCAGTGCAGCCGACTGTTGAGATGGCAAAGCGGAACAGCAAGACAAGAATTGCACCGCTGATTGAAGAAAGCCCCAGGCTTAGAGAAAAAGTCAAAGACCCTCGCTCCCGCGATAGCGGAAACAGCCAGCTTGCCAAAGAGTTTCCTGGCGGGATTCTTGTCATGACTGGCAGCAACTCAGCAGCAGGTTTGCGGAGTTTGCCAGTGCGCTTTTTGTTTTTAGACGAGGTTGACGCCTATCCCGGCGACATTGACGGTGAAGGCGACCCTTGTGCTTTGGCGGAAGCTCGAACCCGAACATTCAGCCGTCGCAAGTCGTTCTGGACATCTACTCCAACAATTTCAGGCCGCAGCCGCATTGAAAAAGAATTTCTTGATGGCGACATGCAGGTCTACGAAGTGCCTTGCCCGCATTGCGGTGCTTTTCAGCAACTGATCTGGGAACAGATGCGCTGGGAAGAAGGTCATCCAGAAACAGTGCGATACAAGTGCATTCACTGTGATGAAGAATTTGAAGAGCACCACAAAAACAAAATCCTGACGGCAGGAGTATGGCGGCCACAAAATCCTGACGGCAAGTGGCGGTCTTATCACGTCAGTTCGCTTTATTCGCCGCTTGGCTGGTTTAGTTGGAAAGAGTGTGTTCAAAAATTTGAAGAGGCTAAAAAGTCTGATGAACTGATGCGGGTGTTTCAAAACACTGTCTTAGGTATGACCTACGCCGACACAGGCGAAGCCCCGGACTGGGAAGTGCTCTATCACCGCAGAGAGGTTTATCCGATGGGCAAAGTGCCTGAGGGAGTTGTTTTTCTTACTTGCGGAATTGACGTGCAGAAAGACCGGCTTGAGATGGAAATCGTTGGATGGGGCAAAAACTTAGTGAGCTGGAGCCTTGACTATGTAGTCATTTCAGGTGATACATCAGAGGATGAAATTTGGGAGCTATTGAGCCGTCAAGTTTCAATGACCTATCCCTGTAGCGTTGAAGGTTTATCAATGCCAATTCGCATGGTCGCGATTGACACCGGTTACAGAACACAAGAGGTCTACCGCTGGGTCAAGTCGCGCTCTGCTTTAAACACGATGGCCATTAAAGGCCGAGACAATCAAAACACAATTCTCGGTTTGCCATCTCCGGTTGAGATGACGGTCAGAGGCAAAAAAATTAGAAGCGGCATCAAAGTCTGGCCTGTCGGCGTTAGTGTCGCGAAGAGCGAATTGTATGGTTGGCTACGGCGCAAGCAACCGACTGATCCAGAGGAGGGGTTGCCGTTTGGTTGGTGTCACTTCCCTCAGCATCCTGAAGAGTATTTCAGGCAGCTAACCGCAGAGTCTCTAGTGAGCCGGATTGTTCGCGGTTATCAAAAATTTCAATGGGAGCAGACCCGTGAGCGAAATGAAGCGCTTGACTGCCGGGTGTACGCCAGGGCAGCAGCGGCGGCTATCGGGGCAGACCGCTGGGATGAACAACGCTGGGAGTATGAGGCTGATCACAGCGGCGCTACCGTGACACCGGATGGCCCAAATCAAGGCAAAAATCCCGCAAACCAAATTAAACGACGGCGTTCGTCGTTCCTTTGAGCCGATATTATGAACTTTGAGGAGGTTTCCAGATGTTTTCAGAAGCAGGCTTAGCAGCTATCGAAGAAGCAATCGCAGGTGGCTATTTAGAAGTCGAGTACGACGACAAGCGGGTGAAGTATCGAAGCCTTGCTGAACTGCTACAGGTTCGCGATTTAATTCGTTCAAAACTGGGTAGCGGCACTAAGACTCGTCGCTACGTCAGCTTCAAAAGGGACACAGACTCATGAATGCTTTTGACAAATTTATTGCGTCCCTCAACCCGGCTGCTGCTGTTCGCCGTGAAAGAGCGCGGGTCCAATTAGACGCTTTGCGTCGTTATGAAGGGGCGAGCCGTGGCCGTCGGACAGACGGCTGGTTCACCCAAAGCACAAGTGCAGATGCAGCATCAGGCCAAAGCCTGGAGTTGTTGCGGAATAGAAGCCGCGATCTGTGCAGAAATAATCCCTATGCGGCTAAAGCTGTCCAAGTAATCGTGTCTAACACGATTGGCACCGGGATCATCGGCAATGCCCGAGCGGTGCGGAGTCGTCGCAGGTCTACGCAAATGACTGACCTGTTTAATTCATGGGCTACTGATCCCATGCAATGCGACTATGAACAGCGTCATGATTTTTACGGTTTGCAAGCTTTGGCGCTGCGAACTGTGGTTGAATCTGGCGAGGTTTTAATCCGGCGCTACATCCAGCCAGGGCAAAAAGTACCACTACAGCTCCTAATAATGGAGCCAGACTTTATTGACGCTTCAAAAGACATTGCTCTTGAAAATGGTGGGCTGATTAAAGAAGGAATTGAGTACGACAAATCGAACAGACGAGTCGCATATTGGCTCTATAACGAGCACCCCGGAGAAGCGCATCAGAGCATGCAAGCCTTTAATTCTGTCCGAGTTCCGGCTGAAGAGATAATTCATTTATACAAACAGTCGCGGCCTGGTCAGACCCGTGGGGTTCCTTGGGCTTCCCCTGTAATCCTGCGGCTTCGGGACTTCGATGATTATCACGACGCGCAGCTCTTGAAACAGAAAATTAGTGCTTGCTTTGCGGCGTTTGCTGTGGATACTGAGGCAACCGACGCAGGTATGGGTGCTGAGCTAATTGACAAGCTGGAACCCGGTGCCATTGAAATTCTCCCCCCTGGCAAGGACATCCGCTTTGCTTCTCCACCATCTGTAGGAGAAATCGACAAAGTAAGCAGACAGTACCTGCTTCAAATTGCAGCCGGATTCGGCATCACCTATGAAGCTCTCACGGGTGACTTAAACAACACGTCTTTCAGTTCTGGGCGAATGGGTTGGATTGAGTTCCACCGAAACATTGAATCCTGGCGCTGGAACATGCTTGTGCCACAAATGCTGAATCCAATTTGGCGCTGGTTCGTACAATCTGCCTCTGCAGGTGGCGTTCGCATGGAAGGAATTCAACCCCAGTGGACACCACCGCGCCGAGAATTGATTGACCCTGATAAAGAAATTGGGGCCACGATTAAAGCCGTTAGAAGTGGTTTAATGTCGCTTAGCGAAGCAATCCGCGAATACGGTTACGATCCAGAGGAAGTCTTGCGAGAGATTCAACAGGACAATGAGCTGTTAGATCAACTCGAACTTGTCTTGGATACCGACCCGAGAAAGGTCACTTTGTCAGGTCAAGCTCAGCACGACAATCCAAACGAGGGAGCCAGTGATACCGCTGACTCCTAACATAGATACACTTAAGAGGCCGGAGGGATGCCTATGAGCGAAGACTTACTGCAAACTCGGGCCATGTTTGCGCCCGATACTGTTGACGTTGAAGAGCGCACAGTAGAAGTGACATGGACGACGGGCGCATCCGTTGCTCGTCGAGACATGGAAGGCGACTATCTAGAGCAGCTTTCTATGTCACCCGAGGCAATCCGTATGGATCGTCTTAACTCCGGGGCACCACTCTTAAACAGCCATAGCGCTGCCGACCTTTCTGACGTTGTCGGAGTTGTCGAGCGTGCTTGGGTTGACCAAGAGATTGGTCGCGCCTTAGTCCGTTTTTCCTCTCGCGAAGAAGTCACGCCAATCTTTAACGATGTGCGTGATGGGATCATCCGAAACATTTCGGTTGGATACCGCGTTTGGAAGTACGAGCGCGATGAACAGGGGGAAACTCCTGTGATGCGTGCAGTGGACTGGGAACCACATGAGCTTTCCCTTGTCCCCATTCCTGCAGATTCTGGCGCACAAGTGCGTTCTGAACTGCTTACACCTAACTCGCCTGAAAAGGACAGCCCAATGGACGAAAATCGCGAACTTGAGGGCACAGTGGAAGTAGAGGCTATTCAGCCTGAAACCCGCAGTGCATCTCCCGAGGACATCCAAGCTGCCATTTCTGCTGAACGTCGTCGGGTGGCTGAAATACGCCGCACCGTTCGCGCAGCCGGATTGGACGCTGACCTCGCAGACCAACTCGAGCAAGACGGCACTTCTGTCGACGAAGCTCGCAAATTAGTAATTGATCAAATGGCCGCTAAGCAAGCTGAAATGCCTGCTCGCACTCAAGTCCAAGTTGCAGTAACTGCTGACGAAGGCGACAAGCGTGCAGCTTGCATGGAAGCCGCTCTTGAAGCCCGCACAGGTCTCAAGGATTGGGATGATCAATCCCGCGCCTATGTGAGCAGCAGCCTGCTTGACATGGCAAAGGAAAGCGTCACCCGCTCTGGCCAAAATCTCTCCGGCATGAGCCGCTCTGAGATTGCTAGCCGTGCAATGCACAGCACCTCGGATTTTCCGCTGCTGCTGAGCAACATTGCCCGCAAAACACTTAAGGCCGCTTACGAGGCAGAGACCCAAACCTGGCGTCCTCTTTCTCGTCAACGCAATATGCCTGACTTCAAGCCTTCTTATGAGCTTGAGATCGCAGGTCAGATTATTCCAGAACCTCTTTTGGAAGGTGGGGAGTACAAAGCTGCCACTGTTAAAGAGCAAAGCCAATCCTGGAGAATCTATACTTACGGCAAAAAAATCAGCGTTACTAGACAGCTCATCATTAACGATGATCTGGACGCTCTGAGCCGCATCCCTTCCATGATTGGTCGGGGCATGAGTCTTTTCGAGTCCAATCAAGTTTGGGCTTTGATCACTGGCAACGCTCAGACGAACTACGACAGCACCGCGCTGTTCCATTCGACTCACAACAACACCGGCACGGGTGTTATTGCTGAGCAAGCCATCTCAGACGCTCGTAAGGCGCTGCGCAATCAAAAGGACATTGCGGACAACCGCATCAACCTTCGCCCTAGGTTCATGATCGTCCCAGCGGCGCTTGAAACTACTGCACAAAAATTCCTGACTGGGGTTAACCCAACTGCCACTCAGGATGTCAACGTGTTTGCAAACAGCCTGGGTCTCATTGTTGAGCCTCGCCTCGATGATGCATCCGAGCTGATTTACTACGTGACCGCAGACCCGGCTCAAATTGACATGATTGCCCATGGCTATCTGCAAGGTGAGCAAGGCCCGCAGGTTGAAACAGTTGCAGAGCGTGACCCTGATGGGACTTGCATCTACGCTCGTCTCGACTTTGGAACCACGTTGCTTAATCACCGTGGCTTCTTCAAATCAACAGGAGCTTGAGGACTAATCAATGAAAAATTATCAACAGAACGGTAAGAGTCTCGACATTGTCGCTTCCTCTGCCTACTCCTCCGGCGATCTTGTTGTCGAAGGGAACATTGTTGGAGTCGCTGTCGCTGACATCGCCTCTGGCGATACCGGTGCAATTGCTTGTTCAGGGGTTTACACCTTTGAAAAAACTACTGCTTCTTCTTTGGCGCAGGGTGCAATTGCTTACTACAACGGCACCAAACTGACCGCGACCACTTCTGACGATGCCGTCGGTTATGTGGTTTCTGTTAGTGGCACGACTGTCTCGCTAAAGATTGTCGGGTTTAAGGTTGCCTGATGCTGAACGACCTGGCTAACAGGGCGATCAAAGCGGGTGTGAGCGTGATGGGAGAACCTGTCACGCTTACCCGTGGCGATGACTCCCAAAGTTTTAAAGGCATCTTTCAAGATTCCTACAAATCATTAGATCCATCTACAGGCGCACCGGTCACAACCCTGCAACCTGTGCTGCAAGTCAACAGATCCGACTTGGCTTTTGAACCAAAAAATGGCGATGCAATAGCAGTCCGAAGCACTGGCTATCGCATACGCGACATGCAATCTGACGGCCATACTGGCTTGATTCTATTGCTGCAAAGAACAAGCCCTAGGACTTAATAATGCACCCGAGGCAGCAAATTCGAGAGGGAATAAGAATTCGGCTGGGTGATCCAACTAACCCGCTGGATAACGTAGAAAATTGGGTCTATTGGACACCTGCTTTAAATCGAGTTTTTAGCAGTAGGTCGAGAGAAATAATCCCTGACGATCTGCCGCTTATTATTATTAATACGACTGAAGAAACTGTTGATCCAATCAACGTTACAGGTTTTGAAGGCGGTTACAGGCGCACGCTTACAATCGCTGTCGAGTGCTTGGCTGAGGCTGTTAACGATGTTGAAGACTCATTAGATGCTTTGGCTCTAGGAGTCGAAGGCGGTCTTGACGGATTAATTTTCACCAACTTAGAAGCTTCTCGCTTGCGGCTCAAATCTACTGAGACCGACGTCGAACGAGAAGGCGACATCCCAATTGGTGCTGTGCGGCTAACGTATGAATGCGTCTACAGTTCTCAGCACCTGGGGGCCGATTTAGGTCTTTGGGATCGCGACGGGGCTTGCATCGGCAACCCTGGCATTCAGCCACCAATTACGCAAATCAAAATCCGAAACAATTTCGGCACTGAAACTTACGAGGTCTGACCATGACGACAAAGAAAAAAGCAGCTGCAACTGTGGCAAAAAACAAAGCCTTAATTTCGGCGGCTGATCTTGCGAAATTTATGGGTCTAAAAAGCGACAAAGGCCTGAAAACATATTGTGACGCTGCGGCCGATGTGGTAACAGCTTTTGCCGAAACCGAGCTTAAGGAAAGCAATCTTGCAACCTTGGCTTTGCTCCATACTGCGGTCTGGCTGCACACCAGCAAAGCAAAAACAGTTGATGAGCTGCGGGCGCTGCCACTGACAGTGCGTTACATGGTGCTGCAAGCCAAAGAAAATCAAAAAGCAATTTGATGCAATTTTCAGTCCCAAGGTCAAACCTACGGACTTCAGGAGTTGGCGATTACGAATCTACGGATGTCGCTCGCAACATTGGGTCTTTACTTCGGTACGGCAAGATTTACTCTGTAGATCTTGCCTTGCGGCTGTGCCGTGTAACGCTTCCAAACGAATTAATTACGGACGATCTCCCGTGGATTACAGCCAAAGCAGGCGGTAATGCTTTTTGGTCTGCACCTTCTGTGGGTGAGACGGTAATGCTTCTTAGCCCTTCTGGAGAGCTAAATAACGCAGTTGTCTTGCCTGCGCTTCAAAACAACCCTGAAGGCACTTGGCCGTTTGATTTCTCAGATCTGGAGTTCATCTGGGGCGGTCTTGGAGACCCTAGAACTACCGTTTGGCGTTGGTTGTTTTCAGACGGCGGGATTTTAGAAAACGACGCCGAGAGCAATCAATTTCGATTAGAGCAAAAAAAAAGCCGGATTTATGGCGGCGAGATACTTCATGCAAAGTCTGAAAAATTCATCTACATCGACGCAGACACAGAGCAGGGGATTGTTCACATAAAGGCCCCGATGATCAAGCTCGATGGAAGTGTTCATATCACTGGGCAGCTATTGCAGACAGGCCGGATCAGCGGCGTTGCGGCAGACGGGAAAGCGATGAAATCTCTTGACCTGTTAGGCGATCCCATAAACCTGAA